GTAGCAAGTGAAAGATCAATTATGAGACCACTTGTAAGAAACTATGCTGTAACAGGTGGCGGAAAGTCAGTAGAAGTGCCCATTTATTCTGCGGTAAGTGCTCAAGCAGTAAGTGAAGCTTCTGATCTTTCTAATACTGCAATAGATCCAACATCAAAAACAATTACATGTTCAGAGCATGGAATTATGACGACGCTAACAGATCTTGGAAGAAATTCAGCTCCGAGAAATGTTGCGGCAGACATTGGAAGATTGTTCGGAGAAGCAATTGCAAAAAAAATAGACACAGACTTAACAGCTTTATTCGGTGGTTTCTCAACTACTGTCGGATCAGCTTCAACAGCTATGTCAGCTTCTTTAATTTTCCAAGCAGTAGCAAAATTAAGAGCTAATGCAGTACCAGGTGATAATCTATCTGCGGTAATACATCCGCAAGTAGCATTTGATTTAAAATCTGGTCTTACAAATACATTTGCTAACCCTAACCCTGGTGTTGGTAATGAGATTTTAAGATCATCTTTAGTAGGTCAAATCGCTGGAGTAAATATATTTGAAACTTCAAATATGGCGGATTCATCAGGAAATAATCCTGGTACAACTGGAGATTACAAAGGTGCTGTATTCCACCCAGATGCTTTAGGTCTAGCTATGATGCAAGATCTGAAAATTGAAACGCAGAGAGACGCAAGTTTGCGTGCAGATGAAATTGTTGCAACAGCGGTTTATGGTGTCGGTGAATTAAACGATACTAATGGTTGTGAAATCGAATCTGATTCATCAATCCAATAATAATTGGATACTTTGTGAGGGTGGGAGACTGCCCTCACATCAAAATTAAATGGAGAAGTTATGGATATTAAATTAACAAACGGCAGAAAAATAATCATTAAAGATAAAAAATATTATGAAGCTAATATTAATCATTTTGAAAGGAATGGTTTTTTTCCTGTCGATAGTGTAAAAAAAGAAATAAAAAAGGCGACAATAAAAGATATAGCTGATAAAGTTGTACAACTAAAACCAAAGAAGAAAAAAAATGTTAAAAAAACTAAAAAAAAAAATTAAGAAAATAATAGATTGGTTCGTAGGTAAATGCTATGGCTAATTTTACAGGTCTTAATGTAGTAGATGCTGGCGAAATATCAAAGTATCAACCAGATACATTTAACTTTGGTATAGGATCAGGAGATTCAAAAGTAACTCATTTTCTATCAGAAACAAATTCAGATATATTAAGAAATTTAAGAGCTGAATGGTGGCCTACTTATAAAACAAATGTATTTACAGATATTACAGTTTTAAATACTGCTGAAATGGATAATACGAAAGTAAATTTAGATCAGTTTAAAAGAGCTGGAGTATATTTATTTTTAGGCAGATTCTTTTTACCAGCACTTACAAAATTTAGACCAGAAGCAGATAAAGATAGATTTGAAAGAATGGCTGAATATTACATGGGAGAATATAACAAAGAATGGCGAATGATCTTAGAAGATGGAGTAGAATATGATGCTGACGATGGCGGAACTATTACTAAATCTGAAAGAGAACCTTTGCATGGCTTTAGAAGATTGACTAGATAATGGCTTTAGATTTAAAAATAAAATCTAATGTTAGAAATGTTCAAGCAAGATATGTAAAGTTTGCACATAAGATTCCACCGATAATAACTAAAGGTATTAAACAAGCTGGCGAACAATTAAAAACAATAATAGTTAAAAGAACAGAGCTAGGTAAAGATGTGAAGATGAAAGACTTTACTGCATATTCTCCAGCTTATGCAGATCTTAAAGGTAAGATTACAGTTGATTTATCTGATACTAACAGAATGTTACAAAGTATTTCTTCTCGTATGGTGAATAGAAATACATCAAGAATATTCTTTAGAAGTCCGAGAGAAGCTACAAAAGCATTCTTTCATCAAACAGGAGCAGGTAATTTACCTATTAGAAAATTCTTTGGATATAGTAAAAAAACAGAAAAAGTGATACAAGACACATTTGAAAAATTTGTTAAAAAAGAAATTAGAAAATTAGGATTATGAGTACTAGAGAAAACATTGCATCTAATTTAGTTACAGTAATAGGTAATATATCTAGTCCAGAAGTAAAAAAAGTTACTAGACAACCATTCGAATTAGACGAATTATCACAACAACAATATCCAGCAGTTTTAATTCAAACGATAGAAGAAACTAAAGAAGATCAAGAATTAGGATCTGGAGCTAAAACAAGAATTAGTACATTAGAATTTGGCATAACAGGATTTACTAAAGGCAGTGAAAGTAATATTGACACTGCTAGAAATAATTTAGCATCTGCTATTGAAACAGCACTTGAATCTGATATTACTCGTAATGGAAATGCACTAGATACAGAAGTAATTTCTATTGAAACAGATGCTGGAAGTTTATTTCCTTATGGTGCAGTTCTAATTACAGTAAGAGTCATTTATGAACATCAAGCTGGAACACCATAGGATTTATTATGTCAAACAAAAAGATAAATAAAATTATAAAAAAAATTGATAGTATAGAAAAATTACATGATAAAGAATCTATGCTATGTGAAGAAGTCAAAGATTTACTTGAAGAATTAAAAGATCAAGACGAAGATTTTGAAGAAGATTTCGAAGATGAAGAAGAAGAAGATATTGACGAGGAAGACGAATAATACTATAAACTAATAATTAATAAGGAGAAAACATATGGCTGTGCATCATGGTAAAGAGGGAGAAGTTGTAGTTGGCGGTTCTGCTGTTGGCGAACTTGTTTCTTTTACATTAGAAACTACAGGAGATGTTGTTGAAAGTACAAAAATGTCTGATTCAGCAAAAAGTTTTATTGCTGGTAGAACATCTTTTTCTGGAACATTAGAAATGCATTTTGACGAAGCAGATAGTGTGCAAACACAATTAACTGCTGGAACAAGCATTACTTTTAAATTGTTACCAGAGGGAAGTTCAACAGGCGACAGAAAATTTGAAGGTGCAAGTGTGATTACAGGAATGTCAGTATCACAACCTTTAGATGGAGTTGTTGCTAGATCAGTAACTTTTCAAGGAACAGGTGCTTTAACAATTGGAACTGAATAATAATTTATGTCAATTATAGATAGAGTAAAAACTCATTTTGAGACTCTTAAAACTATAACGATAGAAGTTCCAGAATGGAAAGATGAAGCAGATAATCCATCTGTTTTTTATTCTGAACCTTTAACGCTTGAAGAAAAAAATATCATATTTAAAAAGTCAAATAATTTTCAAGACTTAACTGTACTTGTAGATTTATTAATTATGAAACTTCAAGTCAAAGATGAAAAAGGTAATCTGAAAAAAGCTTTTAAATTAGAAGATAAATTCGAATTAAGAAGAAAAGCAGATTCAAATGTTATTGCTGGAATAGCTAATAAAATTTTAGCTGACACTTCATACGAGGAAGCTGAAAAAAAGTAAGAAGCGATCCTGACATAAGATCGCTATTAGTCGTTGCAGATAGACTCAAAATATCAATAGCTGAAGTTTTAAAAATGCCTGTTAGCCATTATAATTTATGGTTAGCTTACTTGCAAAAAGAACAGGAAGAGTATAATAAACATAAAAGGTAATCTTTATGTGGAAAGTAACTAATGGCTAGTCAAAAACTTAATATAGATATAGTAGCACGAGATAAATCTAAACAGGCTCTTAATACATTACAGGGAAATTTAAGTAGATTAAAGCAATCTGTATTTAATTTAAGAAATGCTTTTATAGGTTTAGGTGCTGGTGTAGTTCTTAAAGGTTTTGTAGATGCTGGTATTCAGATAGAAAATTTAGAAGTTCAATTAAATGCTTTATTCGGATCAGCTAAAGAAGGTAAAAAAGCTCTTAAATCTGTAACTGATTTTGCCGCTGGCACTCCATTTGAATTAAGAAATATTCAACAAGGTATAACTGCATTAGCTACAGTAAGAAAAAGAGCTGAAGAGTCTGGAGTATCATTTGACGAATTATTAAAAATTACTGGTAATACTGCAACTGTATTAGGTGGAGATTTTGCCTTAGCCGCTTTACAAATTCAAAGATCCTTTAGTGCTGGAATAAGTTCTGCTGAACTCTTTAGAGAAAGAGGTGTTAGAGCTATGGCTGGCTTCAAAGAGGGAGTAAGAGTTAGCACAGATGATTCAATAAAAGGTTTAGCAAAAGCATTTGGAACAGGTGGAGAGTTTGGAAACCTTATAGATGATTTAAGTAAAACATTATTCGGAACAATATCAAACTTAAAAGATGCTTTTTTTATATTTCAAGTAGAAGTCGCTAAAGGTTTTTTCGGAGCATTGAAAGATAATTTAGGAGATTTAAAAAAGACAGTTGAAACAAATAAAAGAACTATTGCAGATTTTGGAAATACAATAGGAAGAGGATTATCTTCTGCAATTAATGGCACAGTAAAAGTAGTAAAATTTTTAAAAGAAAATATTTCTATACTAATTGCTACATTTAAATTTTTTATAGCTTTAAAACTTATTATATTTTTTAAAAATTTAGCAACATCAATTGCATTAGCAAAAACAGCAATGCTAAGTTTTAATGCGGCAGTAAGAAAAAATTTATTGATAGGAGGAGCAGCTTTAGTAATTTCTCAACTTGATGTTATAATTTCTAAATTTAAAGAATTAACAGGAATTGGCGTTGATGATATTGAAAATCAATTAGCACCAGGTTTAAAATTAATGACAGTTATTGATAGATTTGGAAATGAAATAAAAATAGTTGTAAAAGATTTAGAACATGCTTCTAATATTATAGACATTGATATGCTTCCACCTATTAAAGAAGCTGAAACAACTTTTCAAAAAATGGTTAGACACATACAAGAAACTATAGGTAAAATTCAAGAACTAAACGAAGATGCATTAGAAAAGGCACAAGAAAAATTTAGAAACATTAAAGATACGATTGCAAAAAGTGTTAATCAAGGTATATCTAAAATGTCAAATGCTTTAGCGAGATCAATTATTTTAGGAGAAAATTTAGCTGAATCATTTAAAAAAATGGCACAACAATTAGCTGTAAGAGTTTTAAGTGCGATAATTGAAATCATAGCAAGAAAAACAGTAGAACTTGCAATAGAAAAATTAATAACTAAAGAAAAAGAAAAACAAAGAAATTTATCTGCGGCTTCTGGTAATCCTTTAGCTATATTATCATTCTTTACAGGATTTTCTCAAGGTGGTGCAGTATCTAAAAATAAACCTATTCTTGTAGGGGAAAAGGGACCAGAATTATTTGTACCAAATCAAACAGGACAGATTACTCAAAACGCAAGAGGTACTTCTGGATCTCCTGTCAATGTTAATTTTAATATCAATACTGTTGATGCTAGTGGCTTTGAAGATTTATTAGTAAGATCAAGAGGAACAATAACTCAACTTATTAATAATGCAGTCAACGAAAGAGGAAGGGCGGCTTTAATATAATGGCTGGTGCATTTCCTATATCTTCATCTGCATTTTCAACAATGGGTATTAGAAGTATTCAAAATACAATAATATCTAAATCTCAATCAGGAAAAAAATTATCAAGACAAATAGATGGTCAAAGATTTGCTTTTACTGCTAAAATAATTACAGGAAAAAGATCAGATATTTATGGAGAGCTTATGGCTTTTATTATGAAACAAAGATCACAAAAAGAAAATTTTACAATTATTCCTCCAGAATTAGAAGATGCTAGAGGTGTCGAAACAGGCACACTTGCAGTTAATGGAAGTCATACTGCTGGCGATACAACAATAGCTATAGATGGTTTTGCAAGTGATACAGCTAATAGATTACGACAGGGTGATTTTATAAAGTTCAATGGACATACTAAAATTTATATGGTTGTCGCTGATGTTACAAGTTCGTCAGGAGCTTCGACAGTAACTATTGAGCCACCTTTAATTTCTGCATTAGCAGATGATGAAGCAGTAGCTTATGATAATATTCCTTTTACTGTTCATTTAGTAAACGATATACAAGAGTTTGGAGTTGTTGGTGCATCTAGTACAGGCGAACTATTATATGAGTTCGAATTAGATGTTGAAGAAGCTCTCTAATGGCAAAATATTTAGTACGTCATTGGCTTAATGTAGATGTCATAGCTGAAAAAGTTATTGATGAATCTGAAATTGATATGAAAACTAACGATTTAGGAAGACATAAAATCCCTGATGGCACATTTAGTTTTGTTGTGATAAAAGGAAACGAAAAGATAAACAGAACAACATACGAAATATATGACGAGAGCATTAACAACAGCAGTAAAGAACGAACTAGCGACAAATGAAATAAGACCTATTCATTT